TGTCCACGACTTCATCACCATACTGGTCACGAATGGCTTTCAAATCCTCTTCTGCAATCGCCGACTTATCCAAAACATTCTTTTTCTCTTCTTTCTCTTTTTTAATAGAAACAGGGGGCGTAGGAACATCATCTACAGAAACAGTATCATCATACAACTTAGCCAATGTCTCCAGAACTTCCGGGTCATCCTTGGCATATTTAGCAATCTTTTCCTCACTCCATCCTGCCGCCGTTGCCGCCCTCTTAACCTCTTCCGAAATTGTCACTTCATTATTATCAGGGTCCACGTCCTCATTAACTTCCTCATCCCCGTTAACATCATCAACATTATCCACGGGGTCTTCATGAGAATCTTTATTAGACAAAAATTTATGGTAGATTTTACTAAACATGCCCCTTCGTGTAGTCGGCTCTTCTTTCACCGGCTCCGCAGGGGTTACGTCCTCTTCAATCTCCGGTGTGACATCTACGTCTTTAGGTTCTATATCTTTATCCATGCTTTTGTCCTTTATTCTTAAACCATTCAATTTGTGCCAGTCTTTTATTCGCTTGTTTCTTGGTTAGACTTGGCTTTGACAATGGCTTCCCTGCTTCGGAAACAACGATCCATCCCTTTGATGTTTTTCGTATCAATATTCCACCCAATCCTGACCGGTATACTTGCTACGCTCTTTTATACGTTTAAGTTTCTCTTTGCGGTTGTGAATTACAGGAATTGCTACACCTTTATTAACCACAAAATCCGCATTGGGGTGTATTTTATTTGCAGTTCCATCTTTTAACCAATCAACCGGAACAGCCAAGGCACGGCTCAAACGGGGGTTCTCTTTCAAATCGGTAGATACCCCTGACAAAATTCGTTTGGCCTGTCCCCCACAGATGGGGCAGACAATCTCTGCCCCAACCGGGGGTGCATCATCCATAGAAAAAAACTTCTCCACTATTCCATCAGTGGAACATTTAAATTCATAAATAGGCATTACTCAGAGTCCTGTTTAATTGCGTCCCTTAGTGCCTGAATCAAATCTAAAACATCCTCGGCAGACTCCGAGGCGTTTTCGTACTTCTCCAAAAATGCTTTCAATTTATCCCACTGCTCCGGGAACTGGCCCTTAAATTCCTCAATAGCCGCTACCAAAGATTCCGCTGTAGCGGTAGCCGCTTCTACATCACCGGACATGGACTCCATCTTGGCCTTATATGCACGCCATGTTCCAGCGATGCCACCAAATACTCCGGCAATGCCAGCCAATCCGGGAATAAGCACAGCCGAGGCAGAAGCTATCGCATCCACCGACTCAACCACTGCATCAATCTTCTTTCCGCCCTCGCTCAACTGATTGCCATTTTCAGGATCATACTGATACAGACCGTAACATCCGGCTCCGCACAACACAACAGTCAAAGTAATAATCATCCAAAATTTACTCATGTCTTGTCTCCTAATTTTGTTTTGGAGAGGGCTGACCACCAGCCCTGCTCTGTTGCTGAATGAGATTAGCGTTTCTGCTTGCCGCTCCCATCATTCCGGTTCTTCCGTCTTCCATACCACTTCCCTCGGATTGTGGATTGTACGGATTAAGTTTTGATACTTGTGGAAGTGCCACTTTATATAGCAATTCCAAGTCACTTATTCCAGACAAATCAGCCAACTTTTTAGATGTGCCCGGAATGTCTAATTCCACTCCCTGTTGTGCGGCAATTGGCATTGTCGGCAGTACCCACTGGGAGATGTACTGAATAATCTTCTGCCACATTCCATCGGCAGTGGGTCTCTGCATGGACATGGGCTTGATGCGTATAAAGTAATCTTCCAAATCACCTTCTTGGCTGAATGAATTAAATTCCTCTACCCACGTTGCCACGCCCTTTACTTCACGAATAACTTTTATATCCACCAGTGGATCATTCCACAGGTAAAAGGCAAGTTTGTTCATGAAGGATTCAGTGCAATCATACACATCTTGAAGCATACTTTCAAGTGATCTACCAGCATTACCCATAAGCATTTGTTCTTGACCCAAGGTGTCCGCCACAGAACGTTGACCACCAAGCACATCAAGATTTCCGTTGCCTTCGGAAAATTGTTGTTGTAGCCATGCAAGAAAGCCATAAGTGTTTTCATTGACCCCATCAAAATCCATTTTTTTAAGCATTTCAATATGGTCAACTTTTACAGTTTGCCTATCTCCCGCATTCGCTAATCTCTCCGCATCATCAGCGGCATCACCCTCGTATGCCAGTACAGATTTTTGATCTTGTGCTTGCTGTTTTACTTTATTTACAATGGTGTTAAAAATGCTGTCCATATCCAACCAACCCCAAGCAGGGGGTATAGGAATGGGGTACTCCGGGAACCACTTGTAAGCCAAGACATCATAAGGCCCACCATCCGGACCGTTATATTCTACTTCTCGAATGATCTTGTCATAATGACCATCCGCAATCTGTGTTATAACCACACCTTCATCAGGCAGGTAATGTTCAACAAATCTGGTCATCGGTTTCAAAAACTTTGGACTTCTATCTATCTCCGAAGGAGTAACCACTTTTCGTGGGTGCTCTGAATCAAATAATTCCACGGTGGGTACAATGTATTTGTCGTATTTCGTTCCGTAAAATTCCTTAGCAAATTCAGTTGGAAGATAAAAATAGTTACCCACAAATTCCGCATCATCAATGGCCTTACACGACGGATCACATACCCAATCAGCCGGATCAATAACATCTGCATAGGGCTTGCCTACATCATGCATATTGCCCAATATTTCTAACTGCCATTCCTTCATCACACCAGTTTTAACAATGCCCATCGACACAAGAGAATTTCTCACCAGCGGATACAAGGTATGACGGCGTAATTTAGACCGCCTGATCCACTGATTGAGGGCCTTTTGTGTAGTAATAGAAAAGGATTTAAATTGCGGCAAAACGGATTCCACAATAATTTGAGGATTAGACATAATCATATACGGCAGCAAAACACTGAAAGCTCGGTCCAACAAATTTATGGTATGATTAGTCGTGTGCTGAACCGATGACACACTGGGAGAAAAATACTCGGCCGCCCAAGACTTTAAAATGGCCTTGGACTTGTCTAACTGGACCTGCTGTAGTTGTCTCCAAACCTCATCGGCTCGTCTAACACGTTTATGAAAAGACAAGACAGGTTTATCTGTATTTTTATTTTTAGCCATGTTTAATCAACAAATAAAAATCGTTTCCGTTTAGTTTGTTTATTATAATTTTGAATCCTTGCACCCAAAGAATTTTTGGGGGGTTTCTTAGTTTTCTTTGGTTCATTTATACTTATGTACTCAAAAGCCAGCACCGCTAATGCACAAGCAATAACTCTGTCTCCATGAGCTACCCTTGCACCACTTGTGTCCGCCAGAACATACGCCGGAACAATATCTACTCCGGTATCAATGTATATTTCTAACTCTTTAACAGTGTCCATGTCTCGTATAATTAAATATTTATAAGACATTATTTCCTGCAAAGAGCCACCTAATGCTACGTCAAGCTCACCCAGTAAGTCCCGTTTGGTTTGGGGGGTGGACCACCAACCTCTTTTGTTCTGTCTTCGTTTCTTATACGCAAGACGCTCCTGCCGTGCATAATATACATTTCGTGCACCCTGCCAAATGAGTCGGTTTTCAAATGCCCCCGCTCCGTTTGCTTCCCAAATTAAGAAGGGTTCATTATCTCCACCTACCCAACAGCTTAAAGCCCACACGTTGTCAGCAAATCTTTCTTCCGGGGTATTTGGGTCAACCCACATGCCTACTTGCTCATGAGTATTTGCATCAAATATTCCACACACAGCATTTGCCGAACCCACACCTCTTGAAGTATCCGCTGTCAATACATATTGATGAGATTGATCCGGCCTTCCACCAACCAATGGTGCAAACCACTGTAATGGCCCCTGTCCCGTAATTTCCACATCACATTTATTTGGGTCAATTTTTCCAGTATAGGAGTTGTTTTCAAAGGTTACATAACCAACCCACTTCGGTTTCTTGATGGTATTTCGTTTAATGTTTTGTATGGTATCCGGAGTAAAAAAGGAGTCATTCGCACCAATAGCTTCCGCTAAAATATTCTGATATACATATCGTTTGGATTTACCACGACGTTCAATTTCTGCGTCAAGCCACGGACTTCTTTTCTCACCAAATGAGTCCCCACCATCCAAGGTTAATTTAACCTGATGTTTTAGTGCAGAGTTGCAGGTTTCCAAATGCTTGGTCCAGCGTACAGGAACATCATTTTGAATATTCATAAACACGGCAGGATATTGTTCTTTCCAGTAATTCACATCTTTAAAAATTACCACATCCGGCTCTGGCGTTATATACAACCCCTTGGATTTTTCCGGGTTGTCGAACCACATCAGTCGTACAACCTTAATAGCTCCAGAAGTAAGTAACTTATTGTATGGATGAGCAGGCCCCCATTTATGGGTTGAATTATAAATATTGCAATTGCAAACATCCGGCAAGTTGCTGATAATACTTTCTGCAACTTTAGGTTCAATAACTCCAATTTCATCCACTAAGATCATATTACGACGATCACTTACTCCAAAGTTGACATTCGTAGATTCCCCATCAATAAAAGAACTGTTATCCAAATTTTCCAAGTGCATGTAAGTCTTTACCAGCTTGGGTCGAATCCACTCAGGCAATGTTACAATCCCATGGGATAACTTCGAAAATAAGCAGTTCCCCATGCCTGTGGCTCTGAACTCACTGTCAATCTGTACCCCACGGTCCACTTTGTCGGCTTTTTCTGAACCTACTAAAGCTGTGAACTCCGGCTCCAGCAGCCAGTAGATCAGTATAAATGCTTTCAGTATTTCTGTAGCCCCTTCCTTTCGGGACTTATGAATCACAATGTCGTACTGGTCTACCTTGGCGGTGTGCAATTCGTCAATGGCCCCCTCTTGGTGCGGCCATAAGATAAAGGGAACATTTCTGTAACCAGCCGGAAGCTGAGGATTAAACGTCCAAAACATAGAATTAAAAGCAATCTTTGGTTCACAAAGAATCATCTCCTTGTAAACCGCCTGTAGCTTCTTATCTCCAGCAAGAAGTTTATGCAGTTTAATTCTAAACTGAATGTTATCCTGCAAATTCTTAGGGATCAGTTTAAAGAAATCCTGTGGATTATCAAATTGTTTAAACTTACTGCTCAAATTCCGCATCCATTATTTCATTAGCTGATTCATTATTATCCAACTCTGCCAGCTTTCCAGCAATTTCTTTGATGCCCGCTTCCACTTGGTCTTGGGACATATTGATCTTCACTGATCTGCTGTCCACCTCCACCCTCTTTCGGAAATTGTCAGGGTCAAGATTTGTCAGGAAAAAAGTTAACAGATGGGCATTGGGGGCCATCTTCTTTTTAGTAACCTTTTTCTCCACTTCAACCATTTCGGTTTCACCACCCTCCCCCTCTTTTCGGACGAACTTGGTCTGAATTTCATCATAGTCATAACCACAAGCCGCACGTAAACCGGAATGTATTAACCCAGTAACAGCCATTGCCTTACCATCCTCAATGGCACGGTTAAAAAGAGAGTACTTTTTTCTCCAGCGAGAAATGGTTTCCTGACGGACACCAAGATACCATGCTACTTCTTTCTGATTGAGGCCAGAAGCAATAAGACGAGACACAAGTTTAACAAACTTGTAATCAAATCGCACTCGTTTATTTCGAGTAGTATGGAGTAAATCCTCATCTTTTTTCTTTACTTTAACCTTTTGCAGGTTAGGGTTATTGCCAATTTTTCCTCTTGCCATTATACCTCCAGAATAGAAACTTTTAATTATCAATAGCGGTTCTCTCCCTTGTGGCCGAAAACATTCTGTCTACTTTGATAATCAAAAGTTTGTAGCTCATTATTAACTTTTTAAATAGCAGATAAATATTATCTTTTTAAAAGAAAGTAATATAAAGAAAAGTTTAATAACTCTTATTTATTACCTTCATTCGTTAGCACTCATTACGGTAGTCATTACATCCTGTAATGTTTTGATTAGTTATACACATCCATGCGTATAACGTTAGTCTCAAAGTTTCTTTTTTTCATCAACTTCGTTGATTTCACCACTCGCTTCGCTCGTTTTATTGAAATATATAACCCTCCTCCCACGGCGTCCCTTACGGCGGTTTTGTAAATAAATTTTCTTGAAAACGCCGGATTTTTCATAATTGTGGACCTTTGAGTCCAGAATACCCCTTGTTTTTAGATCAAAAACCCATTCCCATATTGTGGATATATATCGTTTGGTATGTTATCACAACACAAAAATTAACGTCCGATAACCTTATTTTATGTCATTTGATATTTTTTTTCTTGCAATGTGTTGTTATTT